GAACGGTAATGATGTAATGGGAAAGGCACTTATCCTTGATACACCTAATGGTCAGATTGTGAAAGGTCTCTTAGATGGTGGTGTTAAGCTAGGTGTTTCGACTCGTGGAATGGGAACTCTTGAGCAAAAAAATGGTGTGAACATGGTCGGTAGTGACTTTGTTCTTAACACTGTAGATATCGTACAAGACCCATCTGCACCATCAGCTTTCGTTAATGGTATTATGGAAGGTGTAGAGTGGATTTGGAATAACGGTGTCTTGGAAGCCCAAGAACTTGAAAAAATTGAGACTGAAATTAAAAATGCTTCTAGGTCTGACCGTTCTGCGGTTGAGATTCGGGAGTTTAAAAATTTCCTCTCTAAGATTAATCTTTAATAGGAGATAAAAATGTCCGAACAAGAAATGTATGAAGACATTGAATCTGTTGAAGAGGTTATTGAGGAAGAAATTTCCGAAGACTCTGAGACTGATGAAGTGTCTGAAGCACAGGCTGCACCTGAATATGACGGTGCTAAGGCTGCTGCTCATGATGCTGCTGCTGCTAAAAAGTCAGCACCATCTAAAGCAAAAGTTCCTGGCGGTGAAGCAAACAAGGGTGACCAAGTTGCTGACAAAATGCCCGGTACTAAAGCTGGCATGATTAATGCGATGTATTCTGAAATGTCTAAGATGAAGAAGTCTCAACTTCAGGCATCTTATGGCAAGATGATGAATGCAATGAAGCATGGTATGAAAGAAGATTTTGATGCAGAAGAGATTGAAGCAGATAAAATTCATGAAAAGGCAGCAGCGGTATCCGTTGATGTAACTGCTGACATGAATGCTCTGGTTGAATCTGAAGCAACTCTTTCTGAAACATTCAAAGACAAGGCTGCTGTCATTATGGAAGCTGCTGTTAAGTCTAAGGTTTCTGAAGAAGTTGCACGCATTGAATCTGAACTTCAAGAAGAATTTGACGAAGAACTCAAAACCACCCGTGAGGAAATGGTAGAGCAAATCGACGGATACTTGAACTACGTTGTAGAAAAGTTCATGGAAGAGAACAAGCTTGCTATCGAGCATGGTCTCCGCACTGAACTTGCAGAAGACTTTATGAATGGGTTGAAGAACCTGTTTACTGAGTCTTATGTAGACGTACCAGAGTCTAAAGTTGATTTGGTTGATGAGTTGGGAACTCAGGTTCGTGAACTTGAAGAAAAGCTCAATGAATCCACAGAACACTCTATCTACATGTATGGTGAACTGGAAGCACTGAAGCGTGATGCTATCATCCGTGAACATTCCCGTGATCTGGCTGAAACACAGGTAGAGAAGTTGAAATCCCTTGCTGAAGATATTGATTTCGAAGATGAAGAAACTTTCGCACAGAAGGTATCTACTATTAAGGAATCTTACTTCACTAAGAAAACTCCACAGATTGTAGGTGAAGAAATTGATGAGTCTGTAGAAGAGGAAGAAATTTCCGATGCTATGTCTCGTTATATCTCCGCAATCAAAAGAACTGCAAAACAATAATTAAGGAAGGTGTATAGAAAATGACTCCTCAAGTATCTTACGATAAACTCGTACAAAAGTGGGCTCCAGTTCTTAATGAAGAAACTGCTGGTCCAATCTCCGATCATTACCGCAAGCAAGTAACTGCGGCAATCCTTGAAAACCAAGAAAAGGCTATGCGTGAAGAAGCATCTCAAGCTTCTTTTGGCATGATTAACGAGTATGGCACCGAAACCGGTAACGTACAGAACTTCGATCCAGTACTGATTTCTCTGGTTCGTCGTGCTATGCCTAACCTGATTGCATACGATGTATGTGGTGTACAGCCAATGACTGGTCCTACTGGTCTCATCTTTGCGATGAAGTCCCGTTATAAGACTAATCGTGCTGGTACTGGTGGCACCAATACTGAAGCACTGTTTGATGAAGCACTCACTGGTTACTCTGGTGACTCTGCATTCGATCAGTCTACTGCTTCTACAGAAGATGATCCAGCTGGTCTGTCTGCTACTAACTACGACTCCGACTCGACTGGTGATGATGCTCGTGAAACTTCACTTGCTGGTGGTGGTATGCCAACTACCAATGCTGAACAACTTGGTACAGGTAGCACTGCATTTGCTGAGATGGGTTTCACCATTGACAAGGCAACAGTAACTGCTAAGTCCCGTGCGCTCAAGGCTGAGTACACAATGGAACTGGCACAAGACCTGAAGGCAATCCACGGTCTAGACGCTGAGACAGAACTCGCTAACATTCTGTCTGCTGAAATCCTTGCGGAAATTAACCGTGAAGTGATTCGTTCGATTAACTCCCAAGCTAAAACTGGTGCAGATACTGTAACTGGTTCTACTTCTACAAAAGGTATTTTTGACCTTAATGTAGACGCTGACGGTCGTTGGTCGGTAGAGAAGTTCAAGGGACTGATCTTCCAGCTCGAGCGTGAAGCAAACCAGATTGCTAAGGACACAAGACGTGGCCGTGGTAACTTCATCCTTTGTTCGTCTGACGTAGCATCTGCTATGGCTGCTGCTGGCATGCTGGACTACACTCCTGCACTGTCCACTAGCTTGAACGTTGATGACACAGGCAACACTTTTGCTGGTGTACTGAACGGTAAGCACAGAGTGTACATTGACCCATATGCAGTATCCGATTATGTAACTGTTGGTTACAAGGGTTCTAACGCATACGATGCAGGTCTCTTCTACTGCCCATACGTTCCATTGACAATGGTTCGTGCGGTTGGTGAGAACACCTTCCAGCCAAAGATTGGTTTCAAGACCCGTTACGGCATGGTTCCAAACCCATTTGTTGGCGCCAATCCTGCTAACGATCTTTCCAGTACTGTTAAGTCTAACCAATACTACCGTATTTTCCGTGTAGACAACATCTTGGCATAATAAATAACTATAAATGTCAATATAAATACTGGGGGAGCAAACGCTCCCCCTTTTTTTGTTGGAGAATATAAATGGTAGAAACATTAACTGGCAATAAAAATTACTTACAACCTACTGGGTTTAGAGTTATCATTGACCGAGAAAACTATCCTAACTTGGAGTTTTTTGCGCAGTCTGTTGACCATCCAGATGTTTCTATGACTGCACCAACTGTAGCATACTCTCGTATTGGTAATGTTAGTTTGCCAGGTGACGCTTTAGAATATTCAGAACTCAATATTCAATTTATCTTGGATGAAGATATTAAATCATATCTAGAACTTTACAATTGGTTAGAAGATATGGTGAATAAAGACTTTGTAGAGCAAGGTGCTAGGTCTAGTAGAAATACATCTGATGTTCCTACACAAGCAGATATTTCTGTTTCTATTCTCTCTAGTCATAATAATCAAAATAAACGTATTTTATATAAGGGTTGTAATCCAACTTCCTTGAGTGGACTGCAACTTACCTCTATTGCATCTAGTGTAGAATATCTAACATTTAATGCATCTTTTGCATTTACTGGCTTTGAATTTAAAGGATAGTGTGCTATAATAAGTAGTTTATAACTGATACACACAGGATTATATAATGAAACTTGACTTAGAAAGCATCTTAAAGATGTGGCAGGAAGATTGTGAAATTGAAGAATTCAAGTTAGATGAATCTTCTAGGAAAACACCTTCTCTGCATGCAAAGTATCTAGAGATACGTTCTCTCACAAAACTTAGACTACAAGAAGCAGAACTTGCGCAGAAGACACTGCTCAAGAATAAGTGGGCATACTATAATGGTAAGATGGATGAAGATACCATTAGAGAGTTTGGATGGGAATTTGATCCGTTTAATGGTCTAAAGGTAATGAAAGGTGATATGGATTATTACTATGACGCAGACACAGACATTCAAAAGTCTGAAGTCAAAATTACCTATTATAAAACCATGCTAGATACACTAGACGAAATAATTAATAACTTGAAATGGCGACACTCCACTATCAAAAATATTATTGATTGGAGACGTTTTGAAGCAGGGGGCTGATATGGCATTATTTGTTGATGAAGAATTTACTTCTCATGCTGGGTTACAACTGGGATGGAAGATTGAAATGGATGCACTCTATGTGAGTGACTGGCGTTGTCTTGCTAAGATTATTCTAGAATATGAGAAACGCCCATTTCGTAAAGCAGTAGGTATTCCTCGTGGCGGTAAACGTCTAGGTGATATTCTAAATGAATCTGCTACAGGCAACCCTGATGACCCTGTTTTAATTGTTGATGATGTATATACAACAGGCACTAGTTTCAGAGAATATATTGAAGAGAATTATCCGGATGATAATGTCATTTGTTGGGTTGTGTTTGCTCGCAATAAAATTTATAAGAGACATATCAAAGCACTCTTTCAAATGCCACCTAAGCCTGAATAATGTCCGACTTATTAGTTAGACAGAAAAACTATTCTGCATTACAAATTCAATGTGAACCGCATGTAGCAAATGAGTTGAATGACTTCTTCTCATTTGAAACACCGGGATACAAATACATGCCATCATACAAAAATGGTAGATGGGATGGTAAAACACGTCTGTTTAATGTACGCAATAATGAACTGCCTGTAGGTCTTTGGGAGTATCTGTCTGACTTTGTTGGTCCTAGAAACTATGAAATTGAATTAGAATATGATAATCAGTATGGCACACCTGATACTCAATTGGAAGTCAGCCCAAAAGAAGTCTATGAGTTTATTCAAATGCTTCATTTGCCTTTTGAGGTAAGAGACTATCAGTTTGATGCTATCTGTCAAGCCTTGCGTTCTAAACGTGCTATTCTACTGTCACCTACAGGTTCAGGTAAGTCTCTAATTATCTATGTTCTAATGATGTGGTATTTGGAATATTATAATAAACGCATTCTTATTGTTGTTCCTACCACTGGTCTTGTTCAACAGATGTTTTCTGACTTTGAAAACTATGGGTTAGAAGCAGGTGAAGTCTGTCATAGAATTTATTCTGGTATGCCTAAACACGATATCAAACAACGTGTATTCATTTCTACATGGCAGTCAATCTATAAATTGCCTAGCACTTGGTTTGAACAATTT